ATCCTGATCCTTAAACACTCCTTTGTCATCATCTAATTGAAACGAATAACCTTGATGCATTACATTATCTACTAAAGGAATAACAGTATTAATTATTTGTTTGAACTTTGCCAGATCTGCCCTTCCTGAACTTATTTCTTTTACATGGATATTCAAGTTTATAAAACCATTTTGAAGGTATCTATTAGGATTATTCAAAGTCTTTATAGTTATATCGTCCTTTTGGTTTGTATCTGGTGTATCTCCTATGTAAATCTTCCCAGAAAGCTTGTCGTTAACTGTTGGTACATTTAGTATTTGATACAACGCTGATAATATGTCAAAACTAGATTTCACTTAATATTGATTTTAATAATTCTCTTTCAGGAGCCGATCCTGTTATTACATCAAAGTTTTTAGCTTCAACATAAGCTGCATATTCCATTCCTGCAACCCCTATCAATATATACCCATCTGGGTATTGATTAGCTACTTCTTCAGCTACTTGTTTTCCTTGACTTTGCCCTTTAGAACCACCTTCAAAATTTTCATCTATTACATTGCCGTTGTGCAAAATAATATAGCCAATTGAACTTCTTAGGTTTCCTGTTCTATCTGAATAATTGCCATTTACTCTCGCTTTATTTACAAATTGTTCACCAACATACTGAAAGGCTTCTAATGTTTTTTTATCAACTTCTTGTTGAAATTGGTTAAATACATTTATTAATTGACTACCAGTAAATAGAGCTCTTAAACCTTTTATTCCAGCCATATCTCACAATGTGATTGATAATTATGTAGCTGAACAATTTTAAATTGTTTCCCCTTGTATAAGAACTTTTGCCCATCTACTTCAAATTGAATAATATCATTAGTTTTACAATAAAACTTTGCCGAATAATCTAAACCCTTTTTTTGTCCTACTGGCTCATACCTTCCTGTTATTTCGATTTCAGTATCGATTTTTACAGGGATTCCTGTTCCGTTATCAGTTTCTTTACTAATAACAATTTTTCCAGTATGAGGGTATCTTTTAAACATCTTCCACAGAAATACCTACATTAATTATATTCGGTTCTAACTCTATCGCTCTAGGGTCATCATGCTTTTTGTATAGGGACTTTGCCCTTTCTTTCAATAAAGCAGGATTATACTTTAGTGCTAATTGACCTTCTTTAAAGTCAGGTACTAGTGTCAGTGCAAAATATAAATCAGCCGTAACCAATTCAACCTCTTTCAAAGAACTTTCTGAATAGGTAGCTGCCCCATCTATGGAACGGCTAACTAAAACAGATTTAATATGATTTACAGATGTATCTGTAAATACAGGATTAGCTTGTATGGCATCTAAGACCGTCACTAAGGCTTTTTTAATTCAACCTTTAATAAATCTACTTTTTCAGCTTTAGGAGCTTCTGCTGCTGGTGCATCTGCTACTTTCCGAGCTTTAGGAGCTTTAGGAGCTTTAGGAGCTTTAGCAGCTTTAGCAGCTTTAGCAGCTTTAGGAGCTTCATTTGTATCCATAATAAAAATAGAATCTACATTATCAAGAACAGGAATAGCTAACGCCTGAACACTTGTGTTCTCTTTTAATGGATTATTTGTACGGAACAATGAAACTAAAACAAAGTCGTCTACTGTGCTATATTCTACATCTTTAACAGGATGATCTACTTCGGCTAATTCGCCATAGGTTAATGTTCCTAAGTCTGTTGAAGTTGTAAATGTTACGTTTCCTCTTTGCCAAGGGTCTACAGCTACACGTTTACCGCCTTTTTCAATTTGAACTAATTTATCTATAATTATAATTTTTAAGCCAAATTCTTCATACATAAAGTTATGTAACTCTTCTTGTGAAATTCTAAATACGAAACTTGAATCTGTTTTTAAGAACCCTGCATATGCTTTTTTAAGCTGATCGTTGGCCTTAAAAGAATTAAAAGTAACCTTATCGAACCAAATATATTTAAGAACATGACCTGCATTTCTAGCGTTGGTTAAAATGTTATCAATATCACTTATAGGAGATGCAGTAGGTTTATTCCATTCTGCTTTAACTCCAAATTGATTTCCCTTTGGAACACCAAAGTCGATACGAACACCAGTACCAGTGTTATTTTCTTCATCAATTACAGTTACTCCTGTAGATAATGCTTGTAAAAACATTATATCTAAGCGCTCATAAATCCCTTTGATACCATCTGCAGCATCTTGAAACAACTTTTTAACTAATTCTTTTTCTTTCTTACCTCTTGCTTTTAGGTTTTTTAAACCCTGTAGTGAACTCTCGTTAAGAGACTTTATCATCCCTAATTTTGGTACTTCGCCTTCTGCAGAACGAATTGAACCACGTTTTTTAGGTGAGAGTTTAGAGTCTAAAGACACTACATCAGCAGCAACTACATTCGTATTAGTTGAAAGAGATTGCCACTTCATTTCTATTGAAAAATCCTTTTTCAGATACTTTTTATGTTCGTATTGAATTTCCTCAGATTTATCATTTACTGTTTGTGTGATTTTCTTTGCTAAACTTGGAAGAAATTTAGCAATTAACCCTTGAAATATTGAAGCTACCATCTTATTCGTTTATAATTGTTACTCGGTTAATACTCGTTTTTGCTTCTGCAGGTATTTTATACTTACAATAAGCTTCATTTACAGTGCCAGCGTACGTAATAGCTGCCTGTGCATTTTCTACACTCAAAGAAGCTACTAAATACCCTACATACTCATATCCTGCTGGTTTTGTACTATCCACAGGTAAAGGCTTGTATTCACCAGTTGCAGTTTCTTTAATTATTACATGACCTGCCGATATTTCACTATCTGGGAATCCTGTAACATTTAAAGTTCTACCTCCTGGCAAGCCGTCAAGATCTTGTACAATAACTACACTATCATTTGTAGTGTGAACTGTACCGTTGTTTTTACTTAAATCTGCTGTTGCCATTTATTAAATTTTAATGTTAAATTCCTAAGTCTTTTACTAAATCCTCAACTTCTTCGTCTGAAACTTTTTTATCCAAACGTCCTCCTTGAGGTAATCCATATCCAACATTTTCGCCGATAATTTCTTTGTGCAAATCCTGATGCTCTTGCTCTAAAGCCTTAACTTGTTTTTCAATTGAAACATCTCCATCAATAACCCTAGACGCCCATTTAGTTTTCAAACTATCTGGTAGAATAGAATCCTTTAAAGCTTCGATAACATTTTCAGAAAAATCTGATTTCTTGCTACCTGTTTCAATATCATCAAGTCTTTTTATTATAGCTTTAGCCCATTCAGGCGTATCATCATCCTTCTCTGGGTTTAGCTTACCACCCTCGTTTTTTGATTTCCCACCTTTCTTTTTTAGAAAATTATCTAAACCCGTTGCAATGCCTTTAGTTACTTTTCGATCATGTTCACTTTGTAATGTTTTTGAGAAGTCTATAACTTTATCAAACCCACTTTCTTTAACAAAATCCTCAAATGCCTCCGATTTTAATATTTCATTGAAATCCACACTATCTTTCTCTGATGATTGGGACTCTTTTAGTTGACTAATAATATCATCGATTTGACCTTCCGAAGTAACGTTGATTATTTCTGCAAGCTCCTCGTTAAACCCTGATTTTATCAGTGCTTTTTTGAGTTTCTCTTTTAGCATAATACTTAATTTTATTATTGTTAGTGATAAATATAAGTATGCTATTTAAAATGATAAAGGAATTATAAGAGCTTAGTCCGTAGCTTCCTTTAATAAGTCCTTTTGAACTGTTTTTGTAGATGCAAAAATCATTTCTGAAAGGTTTATAAACGCTTCTTTTACTAAGAGATCATCTTGGGTTTTTACAAAATACCAATTAATAAATAATCTTCTTTTTTCTAGTAGTCTTTTATTTCTTTGCATTCGTTCTAGTTTTGTGTTATAACCGTTTTCTTTTAAATAGGTTTCAAATTCTTTGTGTAAATTAAACACCGCTTGAAATTCAATAAACATTTGCTCAGGTGTTTTACTAACACCATGTTTTTTGATGTATTTTTCGGTAGACTTTAATATATTTGTTTTTTTGCCCATTTTTTTGTATATTATACTTATGAAAGAAGAACTCACAACATTAATGCACTCTGAATTTACTGTTAGCCCTGAAACTGAACTATCACATGTAGTTGCATGTATTGTAGATCAACTTGAAGAAGGTTTTGAAACATTAGATCAATTATTAGATGATTATAGTGTTACTTTAGAACAGTATAATAAGTATCGATCTGAATGGGAAAATCTATCTAAATAAATATCCCAAAAATTGTTTTCTTTCCTTCTCATTTGTTAAATCAATAGTACCATCCCAATCAGAACCCAGTAACGCAGCCTTTCCACCCTTAATATTTGCCAATCGTGACATTGGAAAAGGTTTGCTGTCTCCATAACTCTTGTAATGATAAATCAATTTTCTTTTTGCTATTTTCCTGAAGTTTTTATCTTTTGAATTATTAATTATCCTTAAAATTTGAAACTTATTAATTGCTGAAAAACAGTATTTAGCCCATGCATAACCACCAATATCTATATTTGCATTAACATTAATCCGACTCACACCTGCAGCTATATATTGCTTATATAGTTTTTGAAACAATCGTTTACATAACCCTTCCCCTTGCTCGTCTTTTGGTATTTTCAAATATGAATGGTAAACGCTATTAGCTGAATTTTCATAACTAATTTTCCTGCTCATTTTAAAACCACTAGACTGAAGTACAAAAACAAAATTGTCATCATTAAAATAAACCTCCTTTTTGATATTAATAATTCCTGATGTTTTAAGCTCGCTTTCTAACTCACTGAACATAGTTTTTAGATTAAAACCTTTCAAATTTTTATTATACCGATCAACTGCTTCTTTATCAATATAACTAACGTGTATGCTTTCGCTTTTTAAGCTTATTAATAGATCTTCTTCTTTTATTAAATCAATCGTTTTTACTTTTGAAATACTATCTTCTAGGGCAAATCCTTTTTGAGTTTCTTTAAAATTATCTGCAATGAAAAAAGGTTTGTTATTTAAGCTTTTTATCTTTTCAGAATTTTTATTCAAATGCCTTTTTGCTCTGAGAGGAATCAGATTAATATATTTACTTTTACTAATATTTCCTGATCGTAAATACTCTTTAAATTTTTCTTTTGGCATTAAAAGAGCTGTAGTAAAACATAAACAATTTGGATGCCATCCAGTAAAAACAAAATCTTTAGGATATTTTCCTACTAGCTCATCACAAATGTCATACTTTGGATGTGCTTGACTTAAATGTACTTCTATACCTGTTACGAATGGCAACCGTTTTCTGCGTTCAGTATCAGCGCTCCTGTAGGCTATATTGATTTCATTTCTAGCTAAACGTGATGCGTTTTTGAAACTACTCCTATACACCCCCCGCCCAGGATGATAACCTTTTGCAGGGTCACTTAGCTTTAGTTTACCTGTTGTTTTATCTCTTAATCGTCTGAAGCGTTTCTCTGGTCTCTTTAGGTATCGTTGTAAGTCTTTAGCTAAGTCGTTTGCAGACCTCCCTGTAGTTAGACCCTCTGCAATGAAATAATCTATTTGTGAACGTGTTTGATTGGATAAATTCCAAACCCTATCAGATAATGTAAACCCATTGGATTGCCTTTTTAAAAATGCTTTCAAAGCACTATTATTTCTTTGGTAAAAAACAGCGCTATTAGGCAATGTAATGCCCTTAACATAATTAGATACAAAAGAATCATTATGCTTTTCAGACATATTCCAAGCGTCTGTTGATTTTCTTGAGATATAGTTGAGTACTGTTTTTTGATACCTACCTAGAATTACATCAACTTCTTTTTTTACTGCTGCATTTTTAAACCAGAGTTTTGAATTACTGTGAACTTTATATTTTTTAAGCACAAGAGCCAGTTCTCTAGCCATAGCAGAATAGATACGGGTTAACGATCTTTCCTGATTGATAAGTAGTTTCAGTAGTTCCTTATGATCTGGCATTTAGTTAATTATCCTTTTTTAATTTATTTATAAATTCTTCAAAAGAAACTTCACCGTCTATTAGGACAGATTCGCTTGTCTTTGATCCATAATCATGCTTGATTAATTCAGAAAGCTTGTGTTTTCTGTAACCATAGGCTACTAACAATACATCGCCTGTTTGGCTGATTACCTTGTGAGAATCAAAGCCTCTATTTTTTAAAATATCAGCAATGACTTTTTTTGATTTGTTTTCTTTATTAGGGTCCATTATAATTTATTTTATGTTCTTAAATTTTTAAATTACTGCAAGTTCATATTGCAACATCAATTCATTTACTGTTCCACTAGTATTTTAGATTTATCAATATTATTTTAACCCACCTCATAGGGTTTCTGTAGCTCCTAGATCTAAAATAATTTCACTTTCAATATTTAGCAGCTCCTCATCATTATCCTCTACAAGAGGGTTGTTTGCTACTGCTGTTTTTTGGCTCATTATTGGTTTGCCAGCGGTAGCTTCAGAAAGTATCCCAATTACTTCTTTGATGTTTTCAGGCAACACACTCGTAAATGTTACATCTACACGTAACTCTTCAAGCTTCTTATTTAATCCAGTATTATTAATATTACCAATACCAGATTTCAAAATATTTATTATTCTACTTATAACAATTTGATAATCGCCTTCGCCTTCTTTAGCTTTCAAAATAGGACCTAAAAACATCAATTTTAAAGCTATACCCGATATATTTCCTAAATTCTTAACATTGTCAAAAGATAAATCTGGCGTGTCTGTTAAGCCGTAAATAAGACCTTTGTTTGTTTCAAATTCTAATTTCAATGATTCAGGAGCTCTATCCCAACTAATCACTTCAAGGTCCGATTCTATCACATTACCTTTATCCGTTTCAACGATGTCAAGCTTAATTAATTTAGCCGTATCGTCTGGCCTTGGAAAAGACTTTACTGCACCAGTAACTTTATACATTGGAGATGCAAAATATCCGTTGGTATCTACAAATTTTGAAAAGGACATCTCAAACGTATCTATCATTTCTTGCACTTCCCACCACTCAGGATATTTCTGTGATAAATAAACAACTGGAATTTTTTTAAATAGATTAGGCTTCGGGTAGCCTTCTGCCATTTCCCATTCCTCAGATTCAGTTCTGAAAGCATAATTCGTTTCTGCTGTGAAAATGTACAGATACCTAACATCCTTTTCATTTTCCTTTATTACATATTCCCAACCAAAGGCAACCATATCACCAAAGGCATCAAATACAGGGAATACCTTTCCATTATCACTCGTTATTAACTTAGCTTTTATTTTAGTTTCTTCATCCGTGCTAGATTTAACAGCATGGAAAATGATTGATGCTTCTGTTTCTGACTTAACAGCTTTACAAAATTTTAATAGCAAAGGATCTAATCTCAAATCATCCCATAGATTTAACACGGATTTGTAAGCTTCATCATCTGATTCTGATTTTCTTTCTATCAGTTTTACTGGGCTGCCAAATAAAAACGTTGATGCTGTTTTAACAATCTGCCTTTGAAAAGGAATAGGGATTCTTGATACTTTTACGTCCCCATCTTTTGTGGTTTTTATCGGACGTTTACCTACTTGGGTTTCTCTAACATTACGATCATTATCAAACTCTTTAGCATGATCTTTTACACCTTCCTTAGAGGTTAACAATTCGTATGCACTTTCAATGTCTCCTGCTTTAACTAATTCTATAAATTCCATTTTTATTATGTTTAGAACAGACCTAAATCGTCTGCATTTGCTTCTGTTTCGTGTACTACTTCTTTCTTTTCTTCGGTTTCGATTATCCCTGTTAATGTATCTTGGGCGTCATCAAAATCATTTGCACTAAATATTTTTTTATACGTGGTTACGTGTTTATAAAATACTGACCATCTAATATGCCAATCATCTGGAAAGACTATCTCATTATTCACACTTGCACTATTGGAGTATATTCTAGATTCCTTATTTCCTCCTTGATGAAACCAATCTACATTTACGCCCTTGTCTACTATTTTCTTAACATTTCTCGCAAATCCTTTTCCTCCATTGTTACTCTCAATCCAAGCTTTATTTACATTATTTCGGTTTAACATTTTAGCAGTTAAAGACTCTGTTACTTCCATTCCTTTTTGTGTGTACAGAACATCAATCACGTATTTGTGTGGGTCTGTGCTGCTTAAAGGAACTCCATACACGATGCTACATAGATAATCTTTGCCTGAATCTGCTGTATCAGTATAATTTTTCTTGATTTTCAAGTCTGGTAAGTCCTTGTAAACTTTAAAGTCATTGCTATAAAGAATTCCCTCTTTGTTTTGTGGGTTACCTTGATACAAACAATCAAATTTATCAGGGTCTTTCGCTCTGGTGCTTTCGTGTTTCTTCCTAGAGTGTTTATCTGGCCATAACGCATTACCCTCTTCTCTAGGGTCTAATTCCGTTGGTCCCCCTTCTTTTAAGGCTTGAAAATTTATGAGTAAAAACTTATCATCTAAACTCTCAATAACTTCATCTAAAGCTTCACTGCCATCATAAATAACTACCAATCCTAATTCAATTAGTTTTGCTATCACATCCTGTTCACTCCAGCGTGTAAATGTGATAAGTTGTTGGGAATCATTATGCAGTCTTGAGTTGGCTACTGTTATATACCAGTCCCACACAGACCTTTGAGTTATTGGCGAATTAGCATCTTTCCAACCTTTGTAAAGATCATCAAGAACAAGTATATCAATTGTATCACCTGTTAATGGTCCTTCAACTCCTACAAATTTCATAGAACCATCTGAATTAATGGATTCCCTTTCAATGTTGGTGTTAGATTTTGCGCCTGTATACCCTCTTTCGGGGTATTTAACATGAGGGAATATATCTTTATACTCCTTTTCACGCATTATTGTCATTATCTCTCTACCGAACTTCTGTGCCTTTGTTGCTGCATAACTAACTACTGCAATTTTGTCATCTGGTCTGGTTCCGACTAAAAATGAAGATAGCCTTCGAGTACTTCCTTCCGATTTTCCGTGTTGCGGTGGCATTGTTACTATAAGGTTTTTTATTTCCTTATGTGCAAACCGATTTAATATGTCATAGAACGTTTTATGAAACCACTCGGGTTTAAACTTTTTAAATGTTGTTTGAGTGAACTTGAATAAATCATCTCTACTGTTATCTAAATCCTTCTGATATAGTAATTGTTCAAGTTCATATATTTCTTCATTATTCAGGTTCATTTGCTTTGTCTAATAACTCTTTTAATCTTTTAGCCCTTTCCTTTATTGTCATATCAGGAAACTGCGGTAACTCAACTTCTACAGACTGTTTAGGCTTGCCTTCGTTTCTGTCTAAGACAATATTGATTGCTCTTAAATCGCCATTCATAGCTTTTGACAATAATGTGGTGGCTACAACCTCATTCAAAGTGGTTTCACTCTCAATTTTCCCTTTCTTAATTTTCGTTTCACCGCCTTTAGTTACTTTGATTTCATACTCTACACTTTTGGCTTCTCCAAATTCTCTTAAAAATTCAGATATAGATTTCCCCTTTCTACCTCTGTTTTTAGGTTGATTGTTTGAACTAAATTGCGTTGCGGGATTCCCACTTTTACCTTTTTCAAATAACATAACTACTTCCGTTTACCTCCGTTTGTCGGGCTGTATCAGAACACTAAAATGCAGACTGTTTTATTTATCGTCAGATTCGATAATACCTTCAGCAAGATCAATTATGTTTTCAAGCTCATCTTCTTTTGCTTTGAGCTCAACATATTGTTGCTTTTGGTTAGGAGAAGCTGCGCTTTTATTAACTAGGATTTCAATATCCTTACGCTTTTCCTTATGACGGGACAATCTACTTTTCAGTACTTCTAACAAAGCCATGATTTTGTTTTTGTATTTCATCCCTATATTTGTAGATATACCACTAATATAAGGATTCGTTATTAATTATTTTTCTCCCTCGGGTAGCATTAAGCAATCTGGGCGATATATATCTTTCACTTCCATTGACGGCTCAAAGGTTGAAAACCTATTATCTTGAGGCTTCTTAACTATTGTTCCCTTCAGAATATCTTTAAGAGCTTTCTCCATTAGTTCTAATCCTATTGGTAAAAGATTTTTTCTCCATAATATTTTAGCTCCCTCCTTTGAGCCTATTCCAAATAATTTAGGATCTACCAGACGATGCTTTTGGTATGCAATATCTCCCCTATCTATTCCCGCATTCAACCAAAAAACGGTTCCTCCTGTAACAGCATCTTTCATTTTCAAGGTCCATTCTACTGATGACTTACCCCGATGTCTCGGCAATAAGCTAGGATGGTATCCTATCCAGCCTATTTTTGGAACGTATCTTGTCTTCTTCCCTATATAGTCAAAAGAATGTGCTGTTATTCCTAAATCGCACTTTGGCATTGTTTCGTGTTTCAAAGAACCTAAAGGCATCAGTGGAATATCAAAGAGCCTAGCTTGATGACCGATATACTTATCATCAATAGGACAACAAACCCCCACAACTTCAATTCCTAATCTTCTGCATAGCCTTAATACTTCTTGTCCAAAATACTTCTGGCCACTTATAAAAACTTTTAGTTTACTCATTTTTAAATCCAATATATTTAAACCCTTGAACTGCTCTAAAATGACCTCCATAACCTGAATCTGAAGAGACTTTACCTCCCTTTTTTAAATTATTTTTTTTAAATACAGGAATAGATTTCCTTTTATTTCCTCCAAACATCTGCTGTGACTTTAAAACCCATTTTTTACTTCGCTCTAAATACCTAATAAGTTGGGGGTGGCTTGTGTGAAATAAAGTGGGTAATTTATGTCTACACCTTCCGTTTCCTTTTTTATGATATTCTGTTATAAATTCTAAAAACTTTGTTCCTACTCCTGCCCCTTGCCACTCAGGCATTACAACTAATCTCGTAGCCCTATATGCGTGTGCGTTAAACATTGGGCAAACTGCAACGTGACTCACTAACTCCCCATCAATAGTGCCTATAAAGTACTCCGCAGCTGGTGGCATTGGAAGATCTAAATAATAATGCTCCTTAAAATATCTCCAGTAAGAGGCGTTGACCTTCCTAATTTCCAAATGCATTTTTGGTCTTGGTTTGATTTCGCTTTTTTTTTTACTACTCCATCAGAAGTATCCAATACCCAATCTGGCTGTAACCAATCGAGAATATCATAATGACACGATAATAACACGACTCGCTTTCCCTCAGTTCTATTGAAAGCCTTTGAAAAAGCCATCGCACCAATTTTAGCTATTTGTCTATCTACTACCGAAGTAAACTCATCAATAATAATATCTGAATGCCCCTCAGATAGAACTCTAGCCAATCCCGCTCTAAATTGCTGTCCGTTTGATAAGGCGTGGAATGGTCTTAACCAACTAGGCACATCACCCAATCCAACACTAGCAAGGTGTCCCGTAACAGTATTAAAATCACCATCAGGTGCAATATCATCAACAATAGCTTTGTCCTTACTCCAACCCGTATATAGGTCAGCTATTTTTCCGCCTCCAAAAAGCTCCCTTCCAATCGATGTTTTTCCAGAACCCGAAGGGCCAACAATAACTCCTATCTTCCAGCCTTTTTCTTCAATAGGCACATCAATTGTTAAAGAGAAAGTGTCCCCCCTCTCCGCGTTAAACAATGACTTCACCCTCGAAGTCCTATACGTTTTGAAATTCTTAGTTTTATTTAATACTTTAATTTCCATTATGTAACAACAATTTTACATTCATATCCCATCTCCCTTAGTTTATTAAAAATCGACTCTTGATCCTTTTCACTTTCGCATTTAACAATAACTCCATATTGAGATTTATAACCTATACCCTCGTCATCAAAGTTAGGCTCTGGCTTATAAGGCTCATTTTCTATATCCAGTCCAAGCTCAAAATCTTCAAAACCAAAACTTTCTAATTCTGCTATTTCAAAATCTAAATCTAATAACTTGTCAGTGTTCCATGCGCCACGATGTAAGTTATCCTTAAGCATGCGTTCATCTTGAACTTTGCTTGATACATTTTCTTCAACGAAACATTTAATTTTTTTGTAATTAAGACTTTTACAAGCTTTTATTCGTTGAGTTCCTGCATAGCAATAGTATTTACCAGATACTTTATTAATTAAAGGAGGTCTTTGAATCAAGAATGCAGGATCGTTCTTTATATCATCACAAAGCTTCTGAAATTCCTCTTCAGATACAGTTCTTGGATTCTTATCTAAAAGAATTATTTTATCAATAGGAATTTCTATGTGATCTATTTTACTCATGCTACGTTTTGGTTATGTTTTTTGTATTCAAATTCGCAGAAACGTCTTTGATAAATACCTAATTCGAGGTTTATTCTACTTCTTAGTTCTATTCTTTCTGATTTAGAGTAAACCCTATTTGAGTTCTTAATTTCCTTTAGTATGACTCGTGCTTTATTAGTTAATTCTCGGAATTCTTTATTTGAAAAATGGATTGAGGGCGTTTGACGTAGACTAGATATAAATTGCATATAATCGCTTCCATATTCTTTAACCAAACCCTCTCTAAGAAGCCCGTCATCGTTTTGATAACGATTTGAGTGTGCTGATTGTCTATGTATGTTATGAAGATTGTAGCGGATGGTTTGATTTCCACCTCTTGCATACACATGACCTCCATGCATTTGCCCTCTAATATTTCTAGCTAAACATGTAAGTCCTTTATCAAGGTTCCTTACAATAGAGTTTATATCAACTTGAAGATTTTCAGACCAATTAATATCCTGTAGTCTTTCCTCTCTAGTTTTTTTCTTTTTCTCTTTTTGTACTTTTGATTTTCCGTTTATTTCAGCTTTTTTTAAACGTAGTTTACCTGCTTCTGTATTTATTAGAAAATCAGAATAGCACCCACAGGTTTTCCCTAGACCTAAAACCCTGTATTTAGTTGGTTTTCCACAGCCTAGACCTTTGGTGTCTGAATTAACCCCTTTGCAAGGTTTTTCATTAACTTTAAGCATTAAAAAAGTAAGTGTTTGGAATCTGCAATAGCTTGTTAGCTATGCCCTAAAAGGGACTCAAACCTACTGTGCCTAAGAAGAATAGGACTTTAAATCGATATACAAATATAGCTAAAATTTATTGAAGAAAGAAATATATTTACACTACTCTTTACAACTATCAGGAGTCTCATATCTTATTCAGAGGCTTAACCGTGTTTAGGAGGGCTTATTGAGCCTATAACTCTTTTTATGAGTAATTGTATTACTTCGTTGTTTTTAATCCTTTAGATCGCTAATAGACCCACCTGACTATCAACATCAACGGGCAAAATTCAAAACTTACTATAGATTGATTAAATTTATTTTGAAATTTTTGTTTCCAAATCACTGAATTGTCCGTTTTTTTTTTGTGTTTCCAGATCATTTAGTATTTATTTTCGGACAGAAAAAAGTTTTCCTCAAACTGTCCTAGTCAAAACACCTCTTTTTTTCTTAACATTTTGTTTTTGTTTTGAGGAGTACATCATGATTGTAACCTGATAATTGATTCATTTGGACTGTTAATACTCTAATTAATTCGTTTGGGGTTTCAAAGAAAAGCTCTGACTTCTTTATTCAAAAGAGACGGGTTTTGGCTTGCATTTTGCCCCCTCAACAGATAGAGATGCGACTATTTAACATCTGAAAATTTATGTCCTAGTTTGAAGTTTGAATACTACATATGTTTATAGTTAATATTAAATAAATCATATGTATAATTCAAAAAGACTTAAAAAGTTAGTTAGAATAGTTGAATCCGTTATGTACTACATAAATAAATTCTATAGATGGTTTAAAATATGTTGTGACATTAACGACAGATTTTTTCTTTAGATCCCT